ACGGTATCAAAGAAGCTTGGCGTAAAGTTAAAGAAGCGGTTGATAACTTTAAAATAGAAGATTTATTTGAAGACATTCAAACCGAAGCAAAGAATATTAAGCAAAAAATTAAAACAGAAGTTGATAGAGTAAAAGCTATCTTAAACGATGAGAATCGAGATACCTTTTTGAAAAAGGTTGATGGACTTATTGATTACGTAGTTGACCGATTTATTAACCCATCATTAAAATCAATTGAGTTACTTGTATTTCGTATGTGTGGGTTTGCGTTTTCAGTTGAAGATGCGTTATCAAGTCTTAAGAATAGATTACAAGGAATCTTTGACGATACAAAAGAATCAGAAGAATCAACAAAGTCAGGATCGGCTAAAGCAACAGCAAACGCGGTTCAGAATGGTGCAGTTCGTTTTGATGAAGAGACACGTCAAGAAGCGATAAATAATATGAGAGAGCGTTGTATTCAAGCATCCACGGAAGCCAGTGATGCAGCAGATGAAAGTGGGGCGGCCGCGACAGTACGAACAGTTGCTCCTCCAACAAATGCTGAAATTGATGGTATACCTGACTGGGATCAATTGCTCAACGGGCCAGTAAATAATCTTTATATTAATCCTGGCTCAAATATAGCAACACTAATTGGCAGAGATGCCTGGTCGGATCGGTACGTACCTTTGGAAGCAAAAGTAAAATTAATGAGATTAGCAAAAGAATGGGGTTCGCCTCTTACGATCACTAGTGCTCATCGCCCAAAAATATATAATGACAGGTTACGCGCAGCTGGTAAAGGTGCAGCGAAATTTTCGTTCCATATAAAAGGTGTTGCGTTTGATCTAATGTTTGCTGGTTCAACAAGTAAACAAAAGCAATTTGAGTTTGCAGATCTTGCGGCAAAACATGGATGGCACGGAATTGGTTTTTATCCCAAGCAAGGATTTGTTCATGTGGACATTGGCGGTATTGTTCCTGGGGGAAGTAAAAAAAGACCAGCTGGGGTTATCGCGGTATGGCCGAACGACATAGAGGCACAATGGCTCTCTTGGAGGAGAAATAAGTAATGACCATTGCATTAGTTACCGCAAAACAGAAAAAAATTAATATCTATACAGATTTTAAAAAGGATTTAAGTGTAAGTCCTTTATCTGAAGACCTTGCTTTGTTTAAAAACGAAGATTCGGTTAAAGAAGCAATTAAAAATTTAGTTTTAACAGATCGTGGCGAGCGTTTAATGCAGCCAAATCTTGGTGGTAATATTCGAGCAATGCTGTTTGAGAATATGACTCCTGCTAGTTTAAAATTAATTGAAGAACAGGTTAAAACCGTTATCGAGATATATGAGCCACGGGCTGAAGTATTGGACGTTATTGTAAACGGAAGCCTAGATGATAACACAGTTAAAGTAACCGTTAAGTTCTTTATAACGAACCAAGAACAGCCGGTTGAGTTGGACGTATTCTTAGAGAGGACTAGATAAATGGCAAAGTTGTCCATTACAGAGTTGGATTTTGAAACAATCAAAGACCAACTTAAAGCTTATATGAAAGGTCAAACAAAGTTTAAAGATTATGACTTTGAAGGATCAAACATGAGCGTCCTTTTGGACGTACTTTCATATAATACTTTTCAAAATAACTTTTATACGAACATGGCAATTAACGAAATGTTTATTGATTCTGCCTTGCTTCGTAACTCTCTTGTATCACATGCAAAAGAATTGAATTACCTTCCTAGGTCAAAACGTTCGGCCCGTGCTATTGTTAAGGTTAAGGTAACAGATGATACACTTACTGGCGCAACAATTACAATTCCACAGTATGCTGAATTTGCTGCGGCTTATCAAGGTGAACAGTATACTTTTGTAACCAATAAAGCCCACGTACTACGTAAGACAGCGGCAAATACATATGAATCAGGAAACATTACGATCTATGAAGGGTCAATGCTAACCAGTTTTGAACGAGAAGGTTTCTTTGTTGATGACGACGGAATCCTTCGTGTTATTTTAACAAACGAAAACGCAGATACAGATTCAATTGAAGCATTCGTTGATGCTGAAGCAACAGAAGACCGTAACGTGTTTGTTCGTAAAGATACTATCTTTGGAGTTGGTCCTACTGATAAAGTATTTTATGTTGAACCATATTACGATGGGCGTTATACTGTTTACTTTGGTAAAAATATTTTTGGTTTACAGCCAACAGAAATTGAAGATGTTCGTGTAAAATATAGAATCACATCAGGTGCAGAAGCGAATGGTATTAATAAATTTAGTATTTCATTATCAACAACAGGCCAAACAGTAGTAACAACAGTTGCTCGTGCAACAGGCGGCGCTGATGAAGAAAGTGTTGAAAGTATTCGCTTTAATGCTCCACGTGCATTACAAATTCAAGAACGAGCCGTTACCGCAACAGATTACGAAAATCTTTTGAAACAAAAGTTTCCTGAGATCTTATCAGTATCAGCATATGGTGGCGACGAATTGGAACCACCTCAATTTGGTAAAGTTGCAATTTCAGTTTATCTGGGACAAGAAACGGAAATCTTATCAGCATCTCTTGCTGCAACATATATTGATTATCTTCGTGAGAAAAGCCCGCTTGCGGTTGAACCAATTTTCCGCGAATCAGAATTCTTATATGCCAACATTGAAGTTGACGCATATTATTCAGCGGTAGAATCAACGAAAAGTCCAGCACAGCTTGAAACAATTATTCGTAGCGAAATCCAAACTTATTCTAATACATATCTTGATGATTTTAATAAAACACTTCGAGTTTCAAACATTGCGTCGGCAATTGATAAAAAGGATGTTGCAATTCTTTCAAACAGCGTCTGTGCATTCCCTTATATTCCTTATTCTCCCCCTACAGACGTAAAACTCAATCCTACGTTTAAGTTTGGCGCAAAGCTGGCAAAACCATATCCTTTCCGTAACGCAAATGGATTTAGTGATTATAAACCAGCAATTAAAACCGGCAAATTTACGAGTAACGGACAAGAAGTTTTCTTGCAGGATGATGGCATAGGTAACATTATGTCAGTCACAAGTAATGCAGCAAACCCGCAGGTTGTTAAACCAAAGGTTGGTACAGTTGATTACGAAACAGGGGTTGTTAGCTTAACTGATTTTATTACAGATACGTATGACGGCTCTGAAATTAAAATCATCGCAAGAACGGCGGTTGACGATATAAAATCGCCTTTGGGCAGAATCTTTTATATCCGTGATACCGATGTAACAGTTAATATGATTGAGATCAAGTAATGCAAGTAGAAAAGCAGATAGCATTTAAAATCAGGGATCAGTTTCCTGGGCTCTATCGTGAGTTCGGTTCTGAGCTTATTGATTTTGTTGAAGAATATTACCGATTCCTTGAAGAATCTACAGACCAATCGCATTATAATGCTCGTAGGTTATTTGAGTATCGTGATGTATCAACAACTCTATCTGAACTTGTTTTACAATTCCACAAAATGTTCATGGCAGACCTGCCTTTATTAGCAGACTCGGATGTTCGTTTTGTTGTTAAAAATATTATGGATCTATATCGCCGCAAAGGTACTCCTGGCGGTATTCTATTATTCTTCCGTATGTTCTATCAAGAAGATGTTGAAATTAAGTATCCTGCATCTCAAATGTTTAAGCCTTCTGACTCAGATTGGCGTAAGGGTGTTTACCTTCAACTATTTCCAAATGATAATGATTTTTCCGATATTGATGGCAATAGATTTTCTTATTCGGATTTAATCGGTAAAAACATACGTGGTAGTATTTCTGAAGCAAGAGCTGCAGTTGATAAAATTAACTTTATTCTATTAAATGGTACACTTACTCCTGTCATTTATATTTCAAATGTTAAAGGTAACTTTATTAAATATGACGACCTTCTTGCAACCATTAAAGGAAACGAAGTTGCGTTTGGGCGTATAAATGGCTCAGCAAGTTCGCTTGAAATTGACCTATCTTATGGTGGTGAAACAGATCAAAAAGTTGGTGACATTTTAAATATCGTTGGCAATGGCAACGGCGGTAAAGCAATTGTAACTGATCTTGAAGATGAATTTTCCGGTCAGGTTGTTTACACTATTATTGATAAAGGCTTTGGTTATACCGAAGAGAATACACGTTTAAGAGTCTCATCACAAAACTTAATTTTAAGTAATCCTGATCTTGAGTTTAATATTGAAGAACGCATTTCAGATTCTAATACTCAAATTAATAACACAGGCAACCTTGGTATTGTTACGGGCCAATCTGCATTTGCGGTTGGTATTCACTTTGCTAATACTCAACACTATTGGGATAGCGATAACATACCTCAGCTATTTGCAATTGACCGCGTTGGTGCACCAAGAGTTGGATTGCCAGGATCAATTGGTAATACCGGCCCTGTCACGTCAATTACTGCAAATAATACATCAAGCCCAGGTCTTTTATACCCTGACACGGGTGCCAATACCGATGTAAGAGTTGAAATTGATAACGTTCAGTCAGTATCTTTGATTACTGATAAGATTGCAAACTTTATTCAAACATCAGTCACATATCCCGAAGGCTTAGCTTCTGGCGACGTTGCATTGAACTCGAGTAACTTTAACGATTCTCCGCCAGCTGGCGCGCCAATGTCAGGTAATACTGATCCTATCACTTTAGCAACTCCAATAAACGAAGCGTTTAACTTAGAGCCATTTAACATTGGTTCAATCAATAACCTAATAAACGTTAACCCAGGACAAGATTACGTGACTGATGTTTGGTCAATTGCTCGTGATGATGTTATGTCGGCATTTGATAGATACGAACAAGTTGTTGTCCTTGAAGAAGTATCAGCCGCTATGTCAATCGGTGACTCGATTAGTCAGGCAAATACCGGTTTAAATTCAAACACAACTATAACCGGTATTATCACGGGTATCAATTCATCAGAAAACTTTATTAAAGCACGTCCTTTTAGCTATTACGGATTCGAAGGTTCTAACGCAGGTGGCATTGTTCATAAAGGAAACGAATATCCTGTCGTCTATGTAGCACGAGACTATACCGCGAGTAAGCTAGGCGCATCTGCCGATATTAATTCAAGAACAATCTTTGCATCAGGAAGAGTTAAATCTGCAAACGTATACGAATCGGGATTTGGATATATTGATGGCGAAAGAGTTGATTTAACAAATGATGCTGGCGATATTATAGCACAAGCTATTCTTACTGCTGATACTCAAGGTTTAACATCAGGGTACTGGGCAAGTTATAGCTCTCACCTGAATGGTTATTGGACTGATGAAGATTCTGGCAATTTTGAATACTTTGACGCAAATATGAAAATTCAAGATAGTGATTATTACCAAGAATACTCATATGAAATTAAAGGAACAATTTCTAAATCTGTTTATGAAGAACCACTTAAAAGAACAGTACACCTTGCAGGAACAAAATTATTTGGAGACTTTTTACATAAACGTAAAATGTCGTTTGGTAAAGGCGCAGGTATTGACTTTAAGTTTAACCAAATTATTAAACTTGATGATGAGGTAGGCGGAGCGCCAATTGTTGGACCTGGGCAAATTATTGCAGGCGACGGCGGGTTGCTTGATGCTTCAACGCAAGAATATACCGCCGATACAATTCTACTGTCCGCCGATATGACACAAGAACCGTAGAATAAATATATAAAATATAATAGGAGCAAAAATGGCAAAGCAGGTAATTAACACAGGTACGGTTCCTGACGACGGCACAGGTGATAGCCTCCGTAATGCCTTCGTTAAAGCTAACGCTAACTTTACCGAACTATACGACAATTTTTCTAATACTGATTTGATTCTTACCGCAAGTGGAGGAACAATCACGGGTCCGTTTGATTCACCAGACGTACCTATGCACAAGATTAGATTTTTAGCAGATGAATTAAGCGATCTTCCAAATGCGTCAACGTATCATGGTATGTTTGCCCACGTGCATTCAGAAGGACATGGTTATGTAGCACACAACGGTGGTTGGGTACAGTTACTTGACGAAAACTCAACTTTGCTTGACCTTGGAATTTCAGACGGTACAAATGGACAGGTTTTAACAACTGACGGTAGTGGCGCATTCACTTTTGAAGACGGTGGTGGCATTGGCTTGAGCACGCGTGCTGAGATTGTTGGCACTTCTGCCTCCATTGCGGACGATGCTTCGGCTAACTTAGACATCACTGGAGGATATAAAGGATACGCATTGCTGTCAATTGAAGTTGACCGAGCAGCGTGGGTTCGAGTTTATACGCATTCATCTGCTCGGTCAGCGGATGCTTCAAGAGATCAGAATACCGATCCTGCACCAGATGCTGGTGTTATTGCAGAAGTTATTACAACAGGCTCTGCTGTAGTTCAAATATCGCCTGGAACAATCGGTTATAGCTTTGAAGCAACGCCAAATACTACAATCCCTTGTCGTGTTACAAACTTGTCAGGTTCTACTTCAACGATTGAAGTCACTCTTACTGCAATTCAGCTGGAGGCTTAAAATTGGAACGTAAGGAATGGATTGTCACTCTTCACAATAAAGAAGATCTTGAGGATTTCTATAATGATATGGAAACTCCTGGTGGAAACATATACATTCCAGACAGAGCGGTAGATCTTGTAAACCGCCGCATCATTTCTCGTAACACTCATTATATGCTTACACACGATGAAGCAATGAAAATCAAAAAAGACCATAGGGTTTGGGATGTTGCTTTAAGAGAGATGATTGATAAATCAATCACTCCTATGGGATACACAATTGTAAACGGCGAGTTTGATAAAAGCTGGGCCGGTGATTCTGATGATATAAATTGGGGATTGCTAAGACATTGTGAAGAAAACAATCGCTCAAACTGGGGTGGAAATGGAACATCTTTAGTCACCGACGATTTAACTATTACCGCGTCAGGAAAAAACGTTGATGTTGTAATCGTAGATGGACATATTGATCCTGCGCACCCAGAGTTTGCTGTAAATTCTGACGGAACTGGCGGATCACGTGTTAATCAATTCAATTGGTTCTCTTTAACAAACGCGGTAAGTGGCGGTTCAAACGGTACCTATACTTACGACAGAGCGGGATCCTATACAAATTCTGCAGACCGTGATGACAATAATCATGGTTGTCATTGTGCTGGTACCGTAGCTGGCAACACTCAGGGATGGGCTAGAGACGCTAATA